AAATGAGACCAATACGCCACGTGCGTATGATTTCAATACAGCCTTTTGCTTCTTGCTTATTTTCATATCTTGCCCCCTAGTAGTGGTATATCAAACGGCTTGCCATCTAAATCGCCTAACTTTGTAAAGCTAATGTGTATATGTTTAAAGTGCCCATTCAAGCCTTTGTACTTACGCCAGCGCCAACCTAGTACCTTACTGGCGATTTTTCCGTTATGGATGACGTAAGATATACGTTTATCGGTTTTCGCAGCGATTCGGATTTGGTCAGCCAGATCAGCACTGACCCCTTCCGATGCACAAAGGCGAGAATCAACATCAATGGCTCGCACCCATATTCCGTCTGGATTATGATCCGATTTTCTGGCGGCATGACGGCTATCGCCCAGCCATCCATCGTTGGTAGTACGCCTATCCGCAAACCAGAAATCAATTTGACTCCGTAGTTGTACTCCAGCTGCACATAATTTAGGCTTCATGTAACAATTTTGAGGGATAGTGCTAGGACAAAAGCAACTTTGCTTCTTGCTCAGTAATGCCCAAACGCTCTAATAGTTCAGCCTTAGCCTGAATTTCGGCTATTCTTGCTTCTTTCTTTAATTTAACATCTGCAAGATATTTTTTATGATTTTCAAATTCTTGATCAGTCATTTCTCTGTCAATAATTTCATTTGTTTCAACATTATGTATTCTTATTGTTGGTTTTGTCATTTTAATTCACTCCATAAATAAATGCTGTTCCACCATTCATACTTCCGTTCAATGGCAAAAAAGTTACACTATTAATTGCACTTGTATCTTTCCAAGCTCCTTGATATAAAATGCTACTCCTCGTGGCAGCGTTTGATTGATGATTTGTTACAGAATTCACAAATACCATTTTCCAAGTCACAGTATTTGCATAATCATAAACATCACAAATTGCTAATCCTTCTGTTACTGCATTGTCGGAATCTTCAATTAATGTGATGTAAGTTTGATTGTAACTATTATTAGTGCTGACACCAGTCTGACCATCACCATAATTTGTTCCAGTATCACTATTAAATTGAATATTTAACCAATTTCCATCGGCTGTATTGTCATAATTTCTAACCACGATATATAAATTTTTATATGTGCTAGGAATTGATGAAATGGTTGTTGTAGAACCTGATAATGTTGTTCCACCACTATTAATTAATGTCATCCCACCAGCAGCAGGTGCAGCCCAACTAGGCACACCGCCAGCCACTGTAAGTACGTTTCCAGTACTACCAATTCCGAGTCTGGCTGGTGTTGATCCACTTGATGAGTAAATAATGTCACCAGTAGTTGTCATTGGATTAGTCATACCTGTGGTATCTAGGTTTGCCCAAGCGCTGCCAGTGTAATAAGTAGTAACGTTTGTATCTTTAAGATAAGCAAAGTTACCCTCTTGTGGTGATGTTACTGCGGCATCTCTAGCTGCTGCGCTGGCAAAGACCCAAACGCCCTGCATTAAATAGCCATCAACATCGGCTGCGGTTAATACCTCACCTGTTGTAAAATCCTTAAAGCCTAAGCCTGCTGCCATATTTACTCCTTAGTAACTAAGCACATTATAGTCTAAAGTGCCGTAGATATTGTTATCCAAAATTAGAGCGTCTATAACTGGTTCAAGGGTTGTAAAGACCACTCTAAAACTATTGGGCGTGATTATGTTTGCCACGCCAAAGATCTGCAAGGTTTTGTCTAGGGTAGATCCGCCTGGCTGGGTAGTGACTACTCGGATCGGGTCAAAGAAGTCCAACTCTAGGGCTGCAATTATGCCTGCGTTGTAATTAGGGGTGTATAAGTCTAATTCTATGGAATCGCATCGTACGCTGGTCTCAGCACGGCTAGCGGTATAAGCCTGGGCATAATCTAGGGCTACGGCATCGGTCTGCATTAGCAGGTCTTGGATCTGATAACTATGAATAAAGTATTTGTCGATAGAGTCTTGGTTGATAGCAGTTTGTGATGTGCCACCTGTCCTAGTTACAGTCGATGAGTTAAATACAAGGGTGTCATCCAATTTCCAGTTGGCGTTAGCATAGGCAATACCTGTGCCGTCATCATTAAATGTAGTAACTGTGCCACCTATAGATCCAGCAGTTACAGCTCTATCCTGGAATATAAACTCTCCATCTGCGCTGACATATAGCGCCCCATACTCTGATTGAGCTACTGTTTGCATAGCACCTAGTGATGTGCGTAATGTGCCTGGATCGTTTTGCAGCGTAGTTAGACCTGCATCAATATCCCGCATTGTCGCTGGCCAGTCGATTTGATCTAGTATTTGATTTATGCGTGCGCCTGATAAATCGCCAGCACTTGCACCTGCAACAGTAGTAATTTGGGCATTGTTAGCTAACCTAAACGCATCTACAGCCTGAATGGTTGTGTAAGCAACCTCTGTGGCATCTTTAGGCTGTGTATTAACGTAGCTTGTGATAAAGCCTGAAAATATAGGATAGGTAGTAGCGCCATAAGTAGCTGTGATTTGCACCTTTTTCATTGGCGTTAAGAATGGACTGTATGGGCTTAGCGGGTTAGTTGGATTAAAATCGCCATTTTGATCTACTATCCGTAAAGTTAATTGGCCAGTCTGAAATTGATCGAATAAAGGGTTACGGCCTCTAGTGGTTTGTATAAAGTTAATTTGATTTGATACATCAACAATAATGGCTGTTGAGTCAGCCAAAACATTTACGTCTAATATGCCAGTATCTAAAATCATCGCCTGGGCAAAACTAGGGCCAGTTGAGAAGTTTATGTATGCGTTTACTACTGGTACTGTCACTGGAATGCTACCGAGCCTGCAGGTATCAAAGCACCATTACCTAGTTTAGTAATCTCACCTAAAGCGTTTTGGATATAAATAGATAGATCTTGTTGGTTGGTTAATACTGCGCCTGTATTAACCTCAACCTTTTGGACAGTTACGCCAGTGTTTGTAGTGGCTGTTTGTGCGCTAGATGGCATACCGCCTGACACTGCATACATACCCATTTGAGCAGCAAAATCATCTGCCTGTTTTTGTAGTCTCGCAGACATAGCAGCTAATCCTGCGGCTGCGCCTGAGTCTAATCCTAAGCTTTTACCATAAGATACTAAATCCTGAAAAATCTGATCGTATTTGTCGGGTAAAGTATTTAATGCATTGGCGGCTTTATTAGCAGATTCAGCCAATAAATCTGTAGCGTTCTTAGCCAGTAACTCAGCATTATACTTCTTAGCCAAAGCCTCGTTATTGTCCAGGATGGCTATCTTGGCTTGAATACGTAATTTAGTCTCGGCATCGGTGGCTTCATTAAGTGCCTTCATTAAACCTATTCGCTCTGTGTCAAACTTCTCCGATAGTTTATCTATTTCAGATTTAGCCTTATTGCTAGCTGTAATAATGGCATATTCTTCTTTACGAGCTTTAGTTATTGATTTAGCCAAAATTAAATCAGCACGTGGATTGCCTGAACCATAAGTGAAATTAGATGTGGATTTTGGTGTTTTGCCAATATCGTAAGCAATAAGACCTACTGTGCCTGCAATAAGTTGTTTTTTGCCAAGTGTCAATAAAGCGGTGATCGCTAATAAGAATTTACCAACATCGCTATCAATAATTTTCTTAATTTCACCAATTAACTCACCCATGCCTTTAGTGGTGTTTGCAATAGCGTTGGCAAAACTATTCATTGAGTTAGCAGCTTGGTCGATTGAGTTATCTTTACTTAATGCGTTCAAAGCATCAATTAAACCTTTGCCTATAATTTCTGTAGCGTTGGCTGCTGCAACTTTTAGCAAATCCATCTTGCCTGCGTAAGTATCTAATCTAGCTGCTGCTTGCCCTGCAAACTTTTTATCGAGTGCAGCCATAATTTTGTTCATGTCATTACTGGCGATAGTTGCTTTGTCTAAACCTGTGCCTAATCTTGATAAGGCAGTAGTTGTGCCAGATGCGCCCTTTGCTATGGCTGCAACAACGCTAGCCAAATCTTTACCTGTACCTGCGCTTACGTCTAATGCTGTCTGTAAAGCTTTTTGACTTAAAGTAACTGAGCCAGTAGCGTTTAATAAAGTTTGAAATGCTGGTCTTAATTGATCGTCTAATATGCCGTATAGAGATTGCAAACTGGCTATGTAATCTTCAACTTCTGCTACCCTAAATGCATTACCAGTATTTTCAAGTTGAACAGCCAGCGACTTAGCAGCTCTTTCATCATTGGCAAATGCGTTAATGGCTTTTTTGCTAAATGCAACTAATGCGCCTGTAGCAAATAATCTGCTAAGTGACTTGTTAAGATTTTTGGCTTGTTTATCAAATGCATTTAATTCTTGTTTGCCTTTTTTAAGGGCTTTACCATTCCAGGTTGCGATTGCCGAGACAACTACGTTTGCCACTATGCAGCTCTTTTCACTTCGGTAGATTTATTAAAATGTATAGCTGTTGCGTTTATAGCGCCTAAAACTGCTTCATAAACTTTGGTAGAATCTTGTGCCCAGGCTTTGTAAATTAAGCGACCTTTAGTTTTGCGTCCACCGCCACGCACGCCCTTAATCTTTGGTTGTGATGTTAGCGCTGGCATTGAAGTAACAAACTGATAGCCAGCAAATGGGTTATTGGATGCGTATTCTCTAGTGGATTTATTATAGGTGTACTCACGTGCCCTACGTCGCCCTTCAAATCCCTGTACTGCCCCAAAGGTTGTATTAGGCCGACTTGGATCTATTTGTTGAAATGGCGCACGTCCTTGCGGGTTCTTGCGACCAGTTGTTTCATATATGCGACCTGGTGCGCTTACGTTGTAAACATAATTGCTTACTTTAAAACCATTTTTAAATGTTTGATTATCGCCTGCGTTATATCCAATACCAGCCTTTACAACACCAGCATCATATCTAGGGAATGGGCGATAATTGATCTCTGGGTTAGGTTCTTTAGTCCAGCCTGATAGTACTTCAGCGTTACTAGGCACAAAACCTTTAGCCTTAGATGCTACGTTTCGCATAAGCGGATCAATAGCACGCCTAATCCGCTCACGCATATCTTCATCAATAAAACTTAATCCAGCCAGGACATCTTTAACGCCTACGACTTCTGCTGGCATTTCGGATCTCCTTAGCTCTATCGGTTAGCACTTGTATAATTGCGCTATACATTTCGCTATCCATATCAATAAATTCTCTAGGCGGTATTCCAGTCTCTACGCTCAACTGTGCGATGCTGTAAAGGATCGAATCCCGCTGGATTATTTTTTTTCGTCGTCTAATACCTCGACAGTTTCTAGGCTGTCTATAAACTCAATTCCCCACAAAGGTATCTGAGCACCAGCCCTGCGTAAGCATTCATAAGCAAGCCAGAATATTTCGGTTTGCCTCTCATGCTCACGCAAGACTTTGCTAATACCTGATCCGTACTTCAATTCGAAAGCGTACTCGACACCTGGAGTTATCTTGTGCTCTGATACTTCTCCATTAGCCCTTGTTATCTTTAGCTTTGCCATTACTACTCCTTAATTAGAATGCCACAGATGGTGACACTGTTATTGCGGAGTTTATAGTAAAGGTCACGCTTGAGGTAGCCATTTCTGAGACGCCAGCTTGTCCTAGTGGTGTTAGGTTGTTTACCAAGATTGAGAATTGGTAGGTTGGATTAGCTGCTGATACTGCTGTGCCTTTGACGGTGATACATGATACAGAGATAGTCTGCCCAAACGCATCATTAAGGGTTTGCATTACCTGGCTAGATGCCCAGTCATTGATAAAGTCAATAGTAAATGTGCCTGATTGCAGACCAGCCACAAATTTATGAGCAGAATCGCCCATCGCTGTTACTTCTAGTTCATCGGCAACTTGATTGATAATCGCAGATGTTACATAGGAAGAAATATCAATAGATGGTGTTGTCTTGGCTGCGTTGGTTGCCAACTTCACACCCACGTTATTGTTTAAATAAATTGCCATGCTTATTCCTCGTCTTTCTTAGTAGGTGCTTCTTTCTTTGGTGCTTCTTTGATCTGACCTGTCTTAATTAAGAAGGCTAAGTCCTCTGCCTGTGTGCTCATTTTTAACTCCAGCTCGTTAGGGTTGATACTGTTATTTCTGATGTTAATAAATCTCCACTAGCTGCGTTTGTTATAGCTGGAGCGGAGACACTTGATATGTTAAGCACCAATGATGATGCTGCTAATTTACCCACTACTGCAACGATAAAAGTTTCCATGCCTGCTAGGTTGCCCTGGTTATCAAATGCAGGTGCAGTAATCAAAATTTTAAAATTTGCCATAGGCGATAAGCCTGTTTGATCGTTATTGCTTGGCACGATGTAAGGGTCGGATGGTGTAATTACCACGCTGTTAGCCAGTAATGTGGCTGGTGGGTAAGCAAATGTGGACCACACACCAGCGTTGGCTAAATCAGTTGCTAATGTGCCTCGTAATGTAGTTATTGCGGCTGGCATTATCCCACCAAAGAATTAGGATTTGAATATGGCTGGATGAGGCCACGCACTCTGTTGATTAGCTGATAGCCCATACGATAAGGGCTTGCACTGACCCCATCCATGCCTACCCCACCAGTTTGGCTGACTTGTCTGGCTTGCCATACATCTACAGCTACTATCATGGCAGCTTCACGTATAGCAGGGGTCGCAGCATAAGATGTGGAATGAAATGGGCCTTTGACAGTGCCGTATGGTTTAATTAGATGCATAGCTTCATCGCTAGCTGTTTTTGCATATTGAATATAAGAATAACCTGTGGGTTGATTGCTGAATTGAAATGTTGTTATTAATGCAGAATTAATACTCATTGGTACAGATGTGCCAGGGAATGCGCCAGTTAATGTATATGTGCCGTTATATGTTGATCCAGATAATGTAACTGTAACTTGTTGACCTGTTACAAATATGCCAGGGTTTGCTAAAACTAATGTTGCAGTATTATTACTAATTTGTGATGCTACAACTGGTGCATAGTTATACCACAAATAAGCATCTACTAAATCTTCAGCGGTTTGGCAGCACTCTTCAACAGTTGCATCAGTGTATAAACTGCCAATGCCAAGGTTCGATCTCAACTCAGCCATTGTCACAAATGTTGCTGCCATTATTACCTTTCTAGAAAAGCCCTCTGGGGCTAGGGCTACTAAACCCCAGAGGATATAAATAACTAACTGATTAGGTTAGGTTAAATCTACGTACGCCACCAGCAACTAATACTTTGGTTGCTAGGTATCCGTAAATCATTGTCTCAATTTCACCAGAAGTCACTACGTTAGTGCTTAGTCGTAGGATTGGTGATTCGTAAATAATTACAGATGATGGCACAACGATAAATGCTGATTCATCAATAGTTGTTGCTACGCAGTTTGGATCAACATACAAATCTAAACCAAGTACGTTGCCACGTAGTGAACGT